TGTTAAGTTAATTCTAACGTCTGGTGACTTGTCGCTAGTCTTTTTAACCTTGTTAGTAAAACCGCTATCTAAATATACTTTCTTTTCAGCCATGTTATTGCTCCTTCATTTTTTTAATTGTGCTACGAACTTTGCTGCCTAGTAAAGACCAAACAGCTACCTTTTCTTCATTATCTAATGAATTGTAATCTTGCAACATATTAAAGTTGTCATTAGCTTCAAAATGAGCTGTAATATTTTTTGCACAATCATTAATAAACAATTTTTGTTCTTCATCCATATTATCCATTGCGCCAGCCGTAGGAATAATAGATTGTTTTGGAGGCTCTACAACATTAAGCTTTTTTTCAACATCTTCCTGAGGTAAATCTTCACCTGTGTAAATATATAACCCAAGACCATGTAACGCAATAGCTTTGGCAAGACACCTTTGCATTGCCGTATTGACAGACATTGCATCAGGATTTGCAATAGCTTTGTTGCGATAATCCATGACAGGTAGTTGAGCAGTCATTTTTTTACCAAAAGCTTCGACTGTGCAGAAGACCATAAGGGTTTCACCAAACCTGACTGGCTCACCGTATGACCATGTAGCCGTAGAATCGAGTTGAAGTAACTGGTCGACAGCCCATGCCCAGGAGAGGTAGTTAAGTCCGTTTTTTTGCTCAATGTGTTCATTTACGTTTACCTTTCTGATTTCAGCGTAGTTCATTGTATGTCCTCAAATCTATCACGAATAATCAATTTAAGCGTTTCTACACCTTCTAGCGCATGGATAAGCGGCAATACATCGTTACCCATCCACATAATCTTGTTAATGTTAATTTCTACGTATTCTGATTCTAAATCGCCAAAAAATACTGCGCTAATGTCTAGGTCGTACTCTACTGTTATTTCTAATCCGTTTACTACTAGGTTTGTAATCATTTCCATGCCTCCAAAATTATCCAAACATTTCCGTGTTTAATTGCGTTTAATTTACCGTTGTTGCATAAATATCTAACCCACCTACCTGATTTGCCCATCTGTGCTGCTATTTCTTCTACTGTAAACATTTAACCTCCGTTCCAAGATTGGAATTATACATCATTCTTCCATCTCTGCAAAGTGATTTTCACCACAACAGCTTAACCAATCACCTTTAGGCTCGCCACAATATACACAGCCTATGTATGTATCTTTCTCAATTTCTAAGATTTGTAGCTCTGACATGACCTGCGCTTCAAACATTGCCTGGCACATTATTCTTCATTCCTTCCATCAATAATACTCCCAGCAGCATCATACATAGCTGACATAAGTGATTTAGTAAACAACAACAAGTCTGCATCTGCTTTGTCTTTAGCATCTTGCTTTGTAGCGTTCATTCTATTTAAGTATGCTTTGAACATAGCACGCAATGTAGCGTTAGATAAATCAAAATCAACGTATTGGTCTGCAATCAAATCGTAAACAAAGTTTTCTTCGTCTGCTGCTTCCTCAATTTCATACTCACGATTTTCATCCATGGCGGTAATATAGCTTTCTATAAATTTTTTTTCGTATGGGTTATTCATATAATATTCGTAATAATCGCTCATGTTATTTCCAATCAAAATATTCAGCTAATACTCCAGCTATTACAAAAAGTGCCATAACTGCTGCACCGCCAAAACATAATATTGCTAAGTCATCTAACATTTTGTATCTCCTAGTTGTTAATGCACTTCTGCAATTCTATAGTTGCTATATTTTGCTTTGCCAAACATATTGCCGTTTTTTTCTTGATCATCACAATAATCTACATAACTAATAAGCGCACATTTTGCAGATTCTTTTGTATCAAAAATTTTTGGATTAGCTTGATTATTGTCATAAGCAAAAGCCAAGCTATTAACCCAGCCATCACTAAGCAAAAATATTTCAATTTTGTATTTAACTTGTGTTGTAAAATTTTTCATTTTGTATCTCCGTTTGCGTTGTTGATGATGTATATTATTCCGAGATTGGAACTGTGTCAACATTTATTTGCATTTATTTTAAAAATATTTTGTTATATAGGATTGGTTTTATATAATTACAAAGTATTGGCAATATTATGCGTTTTGTGGTAGACTTACGGTATTGGCTTGATAAACCAATTCACTAACAGGATGTATCAATGTTATACACTTATATTAGTTTCTATTCAATAGCGGAGTCAGTAATTATCCGTGTACGTCCTGGCGTGACTTTTACTTGTTGGTCTTATCAACCAGCCCGCTACTGAATAGGAATTAATATGGCTAAAAGAAAAGCTATTTCCAAAAAAGTAAGATTTGAAATATTTAAGCGTGATGAATTTACTTGTCAATATTGTGGCGCTCATCCGCCATCTGTAATATTGCATGTAGACCATATTACCCCAGTTAAAGATGGTGGTGGTAATGAAGATGATAATTTAGTAACATCATGTTCATCTTGCAATTTAGGCAAATCTGCAAATTCTTTAAATAACATACCAATATCTTTAAAAGATAAAGCAGCGTTAATAAAAGAATCTGAAGAACAAATTAAAATTTATTCAAAAATAATTCATGATAAAAAAGAACGATTAGATGATGAGGCTTGGAAAATAGTAGCCATTTTGGAAGATGTAGAAATTGCTAAAAATTATAATCAAGCTAATTTTTTAAGTATTACTAGGTTTTTAAAGAGTTTAAATTATTACGATGTTGAGGAAGCTGCGATAATTGCATCATCTATGCACTCATATTCAAAAATTAAATCATTTAAATATTTTTGTGGAATATGTTGGAATAAAATAAAGAGGGATGAATAATCATGGCTGAACGTAGAATGTTTGCAAAGACTATTATTGATAGTGATGCTTTTTTGGATATGCCTTTATCTAGCCAGGCACTTTACTTTCATTTATCAATGAGAGCTGACGATGATGGTTTTATTAACAATGCTAAAAAAATACAAAGAATGCTTGGTTGTGCTGACGATGACCTAAAAATACTTTTAGCTAAAAACTTTATTATTCCGTTTGAAACTGGAGTATGTGTAATTAAACATTGGAAAATACATAACCTTATACAGAAAGACAGATACAAGCCTACTGTTTATTCAGAGCATAAACAACAATTATCTTTAAAAAACAATAACGTATATACAATGGATACACAATGTATCCAAGATGTATCCAAAGTGGAACCACAGGTTAGTATAGGTAAGGTTAGTCAAGGTAAGGAAAGCACTATCCCTTTGGACTTTTCTATTAGCGAAAAAGTAATTTTGTGGGCAGAAAAGAACAATCATACAAATCTTCAAAAACACTTTGACAATTTTGTTTTGTCCTGCCAAGCTAGGAACTACAAATACACAAATTGGGATGCAGCGTTTATGAAAGCTATTAAAGATAACTGGGCTGGTGTGCAAGCTGAAAAGAAAAATAGGGTAGTATTATGATAATTAACGCTAGAAGTTTACTTACAGAAATAGACGCACTATACGATGGAGGCATTGCACGTGGACACACAACTGGTTGGGCTAATGTGGACGAGTTTTTTACTGTTAAGCACGGTGAGTTTACTGTTATTACTGGTATGCCTAGTCACGGAAAGAGCGAGTGGCTGGATGCTTTGTGCGTTAATCTCGCCATACATCACAATTATCGTATTGCTATGTTTTCTCCTGAAAACCATCCTTTAGAGATGCATGCTAAAAAGATTATTGAGAAATATGCTGCAAAGCCGTTTTTTGGTAACAATCGAATGAAGCAAGATGAAATGTATGATGCGTTAGATAGGATGAATAAGAACTTTTCATTTATTAAGCCAATTGAAACTGAGTTTACGCCTATGCACATTATCAACGAGGCGTTACCGTGGCTTGACCAATCATTGACACAGCCAAGAGCATTGGTGATTGACCCTTGGAATGAGATGGATCATTACAGGCCAGCAGGACTAAGCGAAACTGAATACATTAGCCGTATTCTTACAGAATTGCGTAGAGCTGCAAGAGAATACAAGTGTCATTTATTCTTGGTAGCGCATCCATCTAAAATGGCTAAAGACAAAGATGGCAATTATCCTGTGCCAAGACCTTACGACATTAGTGGCTCTGCTCATTGGTATAACAAAGCTGACAATTGTATTGCTATTTGGCGTGACGTAGCGAATAATCCACAGGAAACACAGGTACACATACAGAAGGTGCGATTTAACAGCACAGGGAAGCCTGGCATGGCTGAGTTGCTATACGATTACAACAAGGCCACATACATACATGAGCAAGCACATTACAGGAGTTTGTGATGAAGTGGGTATTATTAGATGAAGAAGGCCAGCCTATCAGATACTTTGACTATCCTGCTGAAGGCACTATTGAGATTGTAAAGCCTAAATTTGTTGTTGATTGGGATAACTACGAGGAGTGTTTATTATGAATTTTACTGACACGGAATTTTATAAACAGTTTGGTGATGCCGAGTGGAAAGTAACTACAGTCGATGGTAAGATACATAAAAGCAAAAAGTGGTTACTGCGCTACGAAGATGTGCTTTATAAGGAGATAACACCTCATGTCAATATTAAAATGCCCAACGTGCAATCAAACGCCAAGAAGAAGTCTACCTCAAAACGCTAGACTGCATTTATTGTTTGGTGCTATTGCTGAAAAGGTCAAGGCATCAGATGGATTATTGCATCATGCTATGTGGTGGAAAGTAGTAATGAAAGATAGATGGCTAGGTTATGACGAAATAGTTGCAAGTAATGGAAAAGTGATTTATAGTTTGCGTGGTACTGCCGATTTAACGATAGAAGAACTTAACAACTTCATGGAACGAGTAGAGCGATACGCTGCCGAGCATGGAATTTACTTACAGGATTAACGGAGATGAAAATTTTAGTAGCATGTGAATTTAGTGGTACGGTTAGGGAAGCATTTGCAAAGCTAGGGCATGACGCATGGTCTTGTGATTTAGAGCCAACAAGTTTGCCAGGCAATCATTATCAAGGCGATATGTTTGATATTGTAAATGATGGATGGGATTTAATTATTGCACATCCACCATGCACACATCTTGCTGTAAGTGGTGCAAGGCATTTTGAAAAGAAACGTGCAGATGGCAGACAGCAACAAGGTATAGATTTTTTTATGCGTGTAATCAATATTGACGTTCCTAAATTGGTTGTTGAAAATCCGATAGGAATTATGTCAACTTTGTATAGAAAACCTGACCAAATTATACAACCGTTTGAATATGGGCATGAAGCTACTAAATCAACTTGCTTGTGGTTAAAAGGATTGCCATTGTTAAAACCTACAAATATTGTTAGCAAAGGTGAATTTGTTACATTTCCTAGTGGTAAGCGTATGAACAAATGGTATGCCGATTCTTCAAAACTTTCACCGAAAGAACGAGAAAAATATCGTAACAAAACATTTCAAGGCATCGCTGATGCTATGGCTAAACAATGGAGCATATAATGAGAAAAGAAAACTCACACAACAAAAAGATTAAAGAAGTAGTAGCTTTTAACCATGCAATAGCGTTTCAACATATTATTGATGGCCCTAAAAGCGTAGAAGAACTAGCCAAAGCTATGTTTATGACTGAAATATCAGCATGGGATTATCTTGTATGGCTTGAACGAAGCGGATTTGCAACTGTAACTAAAGCTAAAAGGATTCGATTGGTTAAAGTTTATGCAGCAGCCAACATTGACAAATACAAATGGCCTAAAGCTTACACAGAGTCTAAAGACCCACAACGTGATTACTTTGACAAAGTAGTTTATCCCGATTTGCATAAAGAGTTACGGGATGCAATCTTTGAAGGCCGCATTAGCGCAGACGTGGTTAAGGTTTACAATAGAGCAGCTACAGAACGCTGGGCGTTAAACTACAAGGCTGATTATCATGGTGGCTTTCAATCTACAATGAATGGCGAGTATTTTGTCTAAAAAACAGGAGAAGGCTTACTATGCTAAACTGTCTGAACTTGGCTGTATTGTGTGTCACAATTTGGGTTATGGTTATTCTGCACCACACATTCATCACATACGTCATGGAGCAGGAATGGGGCAAAAAAGCCCTTGGCAAGATGCTATCCCTTTATGTCCTAACCATCATACTAACGGTGGCTACTCTATTGCGCTGCATGCTGGGATAAAGATATGGGAAAGCAATTTTGGTACAGAAGAAAGTTTGCGTGACCAAGTATGGAAGATGCTAAATGAAACCTGAACAAGAGATGCAATATTGGAAAGAGAAGTATTTTCATCAGCAAGCACAGTTTTTATCATTGCGTGAGCTGTACAATAAAACTATTCGTGAGTATGACCAACCTGAAATTAGACTACTGAAAGCACAATTAGATGATAAAGCTCGACTTACCATTTCCACCAACGGTTAATCACATGTGGGGGCAATCGGGCCATCGTAAGTTTTTAAAGAAAGTAGCGCATGATTTTAGGTTAAAGGTGCAAGAGGAAGTAATTGCGAAATCCGCAAAAATTGAAGGTCGCTTGGCTATATTTATTGCGTTATACGCACCAACACGTAGGAATTATGACATAGATAACAGGTGCAAAGCTGTGTTAGACGCATTACAGCATAGTGGAGTTTACCTAGATGATGAGCAAATAGATTTTATATGGATTGTACGCAGACCTGTAGTAAAGGGTGGAATGTGTAAGATTGTATTGGTTGAGCATGAGAACGTAGGCGAGATACTAAATAGATATGAGGAATTTGTATAATGGCACAATTATGGTATTCAAAAGATGAAGCATTAAAATTAGCAATGCAACAACTTCAAACATTGACTAATGCTTTTATGCCAAGTCAAGAATGGATTGGAACAGAGTTATTTAATTCAACTGAAGAAATATACAAAATATGTGAAGTTTCTTTAGATGTCTGCGGAACTTGTGATTGTATGGATTGTGAATGTGGGGAATATGAATAATGGATGCAGGCCGTGTAACATATTATTTAGACCTATGGCGAAATTACATGCAACAGGATAGCCATAAGCTAGGATACAAATCAAAGTCTACAGGATTTAACACAGGCGGCATACATTCGTTTGAGGATATGGCTGACGAAGTAGACCATGATGCAGCTAAAGTAGTTGACCAGGTGATAGATGACTTGCCTACGATGCAAAAGAACGCTCTGTATGTTGTTTACTTATCTCAGAAAGCTACAATGGACACTAGAGTGCTAGAGTATTATTTTGATAGCGCATTGATGATGCTACAGAGAAAGCTAAAGGAAAAGAACTTGTATTAATGCTTGACAAGACATTAAATTTATACCTTGACACAGAAAGCGTTTTGTGCTATCATTACACCACTAGGACAATTGCGTCCAAAAGATACAATTTCTAGTTTCAACTCATCTCCGTGAGTTCGGCACAGCTTAAAACCCTGTGCCTTTTTTTATTTATAGGATACGTATATGCCACCATACTCAGAAAGTCAGCATAAGCTATTTGAAGCAGCTGCTCATTCGTCTGAAGTAGCAAAGCGTGTAGGTATCCCACAAGAGCAAGCAAAGAAGATGGCATCGGAAGGTGTCAAGAAGAAAGACCCGAAAAAGCTAGCAATGGCTTTAATGAAATATTAACTATGGAGCGTAAGACAACTCTTATGTACATATATGGCAGCCAGAACACTAAGACCAAGACACCAAGAAGATATTAAGCTAAAAATACAATCTAGTCAGCTTGTAAACCTTTTGCAAAATCATGCACTTGGTAACTCAGAAAATGAGCTTAAACCATCACAATTGGATGCTGCCAAGTTCCTATTAAATAAGACATTATCTAACGCTCCTACAGAAGTAGCACAAACAACAGAACTATACGCTGAAGTGAATCAGTATTCATGGGAAGAATAGTAATCCCTTATAAGCCACGTGAAGCCTTTGCCCCATTACATAATAGTAATCATAGATGGAAGGTAGTAGTAGCGCATCGTAGAGCTGGCAAGACAGTAGCTTGTATCAATCAGCTTATTAAAGATGCAGTCACTTCTAAACAGCCTAACTTTCGTGGTGCTTACATTGCACCTTTTTACAAGCAATCTAAATCAGTCGCATGGGATTACGTTAAACACTATACAAGGGTAATCGATGGCATCACAGTCAATGAGTCTGAGCTTCGTATCGACTTTAAAAATGGCGCTAGAATACAGCTATTTGGTGCTGATAATGCCGATAGTCTGCGTGGCCTTTACTTTGATAGCATTATTTGCGATGAGTATGGTGATTGGAAATCTACTGTATTTCAGTATGTGGTACGTCCTGCGTTGGCTGACAGACAAGGTAAAGCAATTATTATTGGTACTCCTAAAGGCCGTAATCAATTTTGGGAAGTCTACGATAGAGCAACTCGTTCAGATGATTGGCTTGCGTTAAAGATAACAGTAGATCAATCAGGCATATTGCCACAGGCTGAAATAGACTCACTAAAAACAGAACTATCAGAAGATGCTTGGCGGCAAGAGATGGAGTGCGACTTTGATGCTGCATTGCCAGGCGCTATATGGGGCAGAGAATTCTATCAAGCTGAACAAGATGGTCGCATTACAGAGGTCGAGTACGATAGATATGCAGATGTGTTTACTGCATGGGACTTGGGTTACTCAGACGATACAGCTATTTGGTTCTACCAAGTAGTTCATGGTGAGGTTCACTTCATTGACTACTACAATGCCTCCGGCAAGTCTATTGACCATTACGCTGCACAAGTGTTGAGCAAGCCTTACAAGTACAAGATACACTTCTTACCACACGATGCTAGAGCTAAAACATTGGCCTCTGGTGGCAAGTCTGTGATTGAGATGCTGGCTGAACACTTAAACATTAACAAGATGGCGATTACTCCTAGCTTGTCAATGCAAGATGGTATTCAAGCTACACGTCAGATGATGCCTAGAGCATGGTTTGATAAAGAGCGTTGTCATGATGGCTTAGAAGCATTGAAACAGTATCAGCGTGAGTGGGATGACGACAAGAAGATGTTTAGAGATAAGCCTAGACACGATTGGACATCACATGCTGCGGATGCTATGCGTTACGCTTCTATTAACTGGCGTGAAGAAGTTAAGCCTGAGGTAGAGGAAATACCAATTAGAGGCATATCAGTAGGACAGACAGATGTAACCCTTGACGAACTATGGGCATCTCAACCAAGAAAACAACCTAAGAGGATTTAACATGAACTCAGTAATTACTGGTGGCTATAAGCTAATCACAGCAACAGGCAACGTAAGCCCTATCACTACAGACTTGCTAGGCATCTTTGTATCAGCAGCATCTAGCACGCCTACAATCACTATCTACGACTCAGCTACAACAACAACGACTGCTAAGGTAGTAGAAACATTTACACCTGTGGCTGCAACTTACTACACAATCCCTGCATCATTAGGTGCTGGCTTGTACATAGTAATTGGTGGAACTGTAAGCGCAACTGTATTCTTCGGTTAAGGATAACTCATGGCTAAAGTATCAGAGGTGGCATCAGAGGTACAAACGTACCTTGACATGTTTAGCCAATACGAGAAAGAGTTTGCTAAATGGGAAGGCCGTGTAGAAAAGATTGTTAGACGCTATCGTGATGATAGAACGACTACAACTGCACAATCTCATTACAACATCTTGTGGGCTAATGTACAAACACTTAAGTCTGCTACCTTTAGCCGTATGCCTAGACCTGACGTATCACGTAGACATAAAGACAATGACCCTGTAGCTCGTGTAGCATCAATGCTATTGGAACGTGCGCTAGACTTTGAGATTACACACACAACAGACTTTCAACATGCGCTTGGTGCTTGCGTATCAGACCGCTTCTTAGGTGGTCGTGGCACGTCATGGATTCGCTATGAGCCTATCATTGAAACAGATGACTTGTTTGTGTCTGAAACAGAGATTGACTCTGATTCTGTATCTGAATACTTAGACATCGAACAAGCACCTGTAGACTACGTACATTGGCGTGACTTTGGGCATCAATCAGCTCGCACATGGGATGAAGTAACTTGCGTATGGCGTAAGGTTTACATGACACGTAAGATGCTACGTGAACGCTTCCCTGAAGATAAGTTTGGTAATCTAGCTGACCGTATTCCATTGGATGCGTCACCAGATGAGCCTCGTCAAAAGATGACTGAAGGCGTGACTAAACGTGCAATGATTTACGAGGTATGGGATAAAGAAGAGAAGTGCGTATATTGGATTAGCAAGTCAATGGGCAAGATTCTTGATGAGCGTGATGACCCTCTAGAGCTAGAGGAGTTTTTCCCTTGTCCACAACCTATGTATGCTACGCTGACTAACGAAACGCTAGTGCCTGTGCCTGACTTCACATTGTATCAAGACCAGGCTAATGAGCTAGACGTATTGACTGACCGCATCAAAGGCTTGATTGACGCATTGAAGGTACGTGGCTTCTACGATGCTGCTAACCCTGACCTTAATCGTCTATTTACAGAGGGCGATAACAACACGCTTATTCCTGTTAAGAACTATGCAGCCTTCGCTGAAAAGGGTGGCTTGCAAGGTGCTGTGACATTCGTAGACTTAAACCCTATTGCATCAGCATTGAACGTAGCTTATCAAGCGATGGGTCAAGTTAAACAACAAATCTATGACATTACAGGCATCTCAGACATCATTCGTGGTGCGTCTGTAGCCTCTGAAACAGCTACTGCACAGCAAATCAAGGGTCAATACGCTACATTACGTCTAAAGACATACCAAGACGAAGTAGCACGCTTTGCATCACAAATCCTACAAATTAAAGCACAGATTATCTGCCAACACTTTCAACCTGAAACCATCATTAAGATTGGTGGCGCAGAGTTATTGAGCCAAACAGACCAACAGTTAGTGCCGCAAGCTATTGAGTTGCTAAAAGACAATCCTATGCGTACATTCCGTGTAGAAATTGCTACTGACTCTATGTTGTATGCTGACGAACAGCAAGAGAAGCAAGACCGTGTAGAGTTCATGCAAGCTACTGGTGCTTTCATTGAGAAGGCTATACAAGGCGCACAACAAGTTCCTGAGCTTACACCATTGCTTATGGATTTACTCAAGTTTGGCGTGCAAGGCTTCCGTGTAGGACGTACGCTTGAAGGTGAGTTTGATACGTTTGCTGACGCTGAGAAAGAAAAGCAAATGCAAAGGGCTTCACAACCGCCAACACCACAACCACCATCACCTGAAATGATTAAAGCGCAAGCTGACCAACAGAAGATGCAGATGGATGCACAAATCAAGCAGATGGAAATGCAAGCAGAAGCTCAACGTGAAGCACAACGCTTAGAGTTTGATAAATACAAGGTAGAGCTAGAGAATAATACTAAGGTTCTTATTGCTGAGATGGGGTCTAAGACTGACTTACACCTTAAATCTATTGATATTAACGCTGCTAAAGAGCAAGAAACGCTTACAGAGATGTCACCTGAAGGCTTTGAACAGCCAACAAGCGCATTGTCTGAGCTAATTGCATCTATCAACAACAACATGGCGATGATGGTGCAGACACAGCAACAACATAACCAAGACTTAGTGTTACAACAACAAGCTGCTCACGATAACTTAGTCGGTCAATTGACTAAACCTAAGCAAGTCGTACGTGGTGCAGATGGCAAAATTATAGGTGTGCAATGAGTTCCGAAGCGTTAAAGGGATTAGTACATTCCATTAATGAAAACATGAGGGCTATGATGGATGTACAGCATCAAGGACATAAAGACTTAATGGAACATCAAGCGATGGCTCACATGAACTTAATACAACGTCTTACACAGCCGAAGCAAGTGGTTCGTGATGAGAATGGCAAAATAATTGGAGTTAAATAATGGCTTTAGTCTTAAAAGATAGGGTATTAGAGAACTCTACGTCTACAGGCACAGGTTCGTTCACGCTAACAGGCGCACAGACAGGCTATCAATCATTCTCAGTTATTGGTAACGGCAACACAACTTATTACACCATTCAAGGCAAGAATCCTGATGGTACGCTAACAAGCGAGTGGGAAGTAGGCGAAGGCACATGGTCTACAGGCAATACATTAGCTCGTAATACTGTGTTTTCAAATAGCTTAGGCACGACTGCTAAGATTGCGTTCTCTGCTGGTGATAAGGATGTGTTTGTTACTTATCCATCAGACAAAGCATTGTTA